TTCAAAATCTGGGCGGCTTCCTTGACCGCCTTCTGTACGTTTCCCATATGTTCAAACTGTAGCCACAATTCAAATGCATCAAAGGTATGTGCATTATCAAACGGATCGGAGGCGTGGTGGCTGTAAGCTCTGCCATCCTCAAATAACTTTACACCTGCCAAGCCTGACGTAGAGTTGGGAGATAGGTATCGATCCCTAGACGTTGGCTTGTATCCATACTGAACCAGCAGGGTGTGCATATCGTGCGCGTCATTGAACTGATCGATCACGGATGTGTTGTTGCCTTTTGGGCGTGGCTTTCGTGTTGGCTGGAACTCTGCCTTCTTCTTCCAAGGGCAGATGTCTTGTAGCTGTGGACGAAACTTATCCCAGTCTCTCCACAATGTCAGGAGCTGTGGCGGTAGCTCTGGCAATCCATCGAAGATCGAGCGGCCTGCCCATTCGTATGGCCTACCTGTATCTGGGTGGATAGATGGCGGCAAAACATCTTGGACTGAGCCTGCGCGTAATTCAAATACAACTTCGGTCTTGCGTGGGTCTCCCTCGACAGGCCACGATATCTTGTGTGTGATTAAATCAGGTGGAGCCTTGAATATAAGCTTGCCACGATTTTCACGCCCAATGATTTGTGGTGCAGATTGCATCAGCTCAGAGAAATCTATGCCCAGCTCCTCGAAGATCAGCTTGGTATTCTCCAAATGGTCTATGTCCACCGCGCATGTTCCTGACGCACCATGTAGTAGACCAACATTGTGGGTCGGGTTCTGCTCATAATACTGACGCGCCGCATCTGGATCTGACAATGCCTTCTCTGGTTGTTGCCAACCAAATCTCGTTGGCCCTTTAGAGCCAGCAGGTATTGTGACTAGATACCATCCTAACTTTGAGCAGTAGTCTTCTAGTTCAAAATTCATTTTTCTTCGCTCAAGTATTGGCTAAGTTTCTTCCAAGTGGTTAAAGAAATGTGATCAACCCCATCCCCTGATGCGATTCCTTTTACTGTTGGATGTGAGAGGCCACACTTCTCTGCGACTACCGTTAAGCGTCGATCCTGCAACGCGTCACGTATATCGTTTAGTGGTAGTAGTGTTTGCATAATTTTGTTCCTTTTTTGCATTATGTGTAAATATATCTTTACAGACTGTAAATCTTCCTGTAAACAAGTTTTTGTAGAGAGAAAAAAAAAGGAGATTGCCATGAGCAATATTGACGGATTAGCGGCTGATTGGCTGTTGGTAAAGGCGCAAGAAAAAGAAATTATCGCACAGCGTCACGCGATAGAAGAGCAAATCAACGCGGCACTAGATGCTAAAGATGAAGGCTCAATTACTCACACATTACAAGATTACAAAATTACATTGACACAGCCTGTGTCTCGTAAGGTTGATCCAATCGCGTGGGATAAAATTAAAGATAAAATTCCAGAAAACATGCACCCAGTAAAAGTCAGTGTAAGTGCTGACGCCGCTGGATGCAGATACTTAGTGGAAAAAGAACCACGCCTTTGGGCAAAAGTTGCCAAAGCGTTTACAACAAAAGCTGGCAAGGTTGGCATAAAAGTGGAGTTAAAATAATGGAGATTACTGCCAATGAATTGGTCATGCTATCCGAAGCGTTGAAGTCTGTGACGTTTATAGATGGCATGTCTAAAAGCCCAGAGCAGATCAGATTGGAACGTAAACTAACACGTTGGTCTGAACATGAAAATCTAATTTTTGTAGAAGGAGAAAATAATGGAAGAAATAAATAAAATATTAGACGAGGTATTTGCCTCTGTCTTTAGGGGGGATTGGTAATGACAATTTTAGTAAATTTAAATCAAGTTTGTTTACGTAACGGAACATCGTCACCTATTTTGGTAAATTTAGATAAGGTTTGCTACATAAAAGCATATACAGTTAGAATTTCGTTGCCAGATCAAGACCAAAATGTATCAGAAGGAGCAAAACTTTTTTTCGATTACAACGAACCTATTGTTGGAAATAATCCAAACGAAATACTTACTCTCGAAAGTCAACGAGAGATTTATTTGAAGGCTTTATCATTCATTGAGCTTTGGGAGAAAACATCAGATGGCTGTTAATCTTAAATCACTATCTAAACCATCAGGTCAGCGTCCTATCATAGCTACCTTATTTGGTGAAGGCGGAATGGGTAAGACAACTCTAGCCGCTATGTTCCCAAAGCCAGTCTTTATTCGTACTGAGGATGGCACAGCGTCACTTACAGGCAATGACAACGTAAGTTTGTTCCCATTGGCTACATCATCTACTGACGTTTTAAGTGCAATTGAGGTTCTGGCTACAGAGAAGCACGAGTTTAAGACATTGGTTTTAGATTCGATAACTCAGTTGGCTACTCTTATCGAGAGCGAAATTGTAGCGGCTGACCCAAAATCAAAGTCTATCAACCAAGCTGGTGGTGGATATGGAGCTGGGTATGGTGCGGCATCAGAGAAGCACCGCCAAATCAGAGAATGGGCAGGATCTCTTGCCTACGAAACTGGGATGAATGTGGTCTTCATTGGTCACGCCGACACTGAGACTTTGGACTTGCCAGATATGGATGCGTTCCAAAGATACACGGTTCGCTTGCACAAGAAGTCTTTACCTCATTATACTGACAACGTCGATTTGGTGGGGCTAATCCGACTGAAGACATTTACGCGCGGAGATGGCGATAAAATACGAGCCATTTCTACAGGTGAACGTGAGATCCTGTGCTTTCCACAGGCGTCAAGCGTCACTAAAAATCGGTTCAACATTACTGAACCACTGCCATTTACACTTGAAGGCGGCAACCCATTTTCTAAATATTTAACAGAGTAGGAGAACTCAAATGGACTTAAACGGATTTAACGCGCTCGACCATGAGCCAACACAGTCAAGCAATCCCCTGCCAGCGGATTGGTACGAAGCAGTAATTGTTAGTAGAGAAGAGAAAACAACTAAAGCTGGCACAGGCTCATACCTAGAATTAACAATTGAGATTGTCAGTGGCGCATTTAAGGGTCGGAAAGTTTGGGATCGTCTAAACTTAAAAAACCCAAATTCGACAGCAGTAGAAATTGCACAGCGCAGTCTGTCATCAATCTGTCGCTCTGTTGGTGTGAACAACCCAAAGGATAGTATTGAGTTGCTCGACAAGCCACTGATGGTCAAAGTGGCTGTATCCCCTGCATCAAATGGCTACGAGGCATCAAACAATGTAAAAGGATATGAAGCTACTGGTAATACGCGATCTCCAACATCAATAGCTACTGAGACAGCTACTGCCGCAACACCACCGTGGAAAAAATAATCTACTGAAGGATGGGGCGTATTTTTCGCCCCATTTTATGAGTAGATGGAGAGTAAGATGAATTTAGAAAGATACATGATACCAGAAACTGTGCGGCTCATTTTTGAAAAGTATGAGGTCAAACGAAAAAATGAACACAGACCTCACCTTGGTGGATCACAGATTGGTAATAAGTGTAGCCGCGCTTTGTGGTATCAATTTAGACATGCGTGGACGCCTAGTTTCTCTGGGCGAATGCTGAGACTTTTTGAGACTGGTGATCGTGAAGAGGATCGTGTTGTATCTAATCTTAGAGATATCGGTGTGGAAATATGGGAAGTAGATCCAGACACAGGCAAGCAAATTAGGTTTGAGGCTTGTGGTGGTCACTTTGCACTTAGCCTTGATGGAGTAGGTCGTGGTTTTCCTGAGAGTAGTAAGCCACACGCACTTGAATTTAAAACGATGAATACAAAGAGCTTTAAAGATATTGATAAAAAAGGATTGCAAATAAGCAAACCTGTCTACTGGGCGCAAGTTCAGGTTGGAATGTACTTGGCTGAATTGGACGACTCTTACTTCTTTGCCGTCTGCAAGGAGACTGACGCTATTTATGCGGAGCGTGTAAAGTTAGACAAAGTTGAGGCCAAGTCACTTATCAGTAAGGCAAGCGACATTATATTTTCTGAGACACCGCCATCCAAGCTTCACGAAGATGCTAGTAATTGGGAGTGCAAGTTCTGTAGTTATTGGGCTGTGTGTCATGGGTGCAAGATACCAGAAGTTAGCTGTAGAACGTGTTGCCATGTGACCCCAGAGAAAAATGGTACTTGGAGTTGCGCCAAAGGTAAGCCAGCGGTCACTTGTGATGAACATCTATACATCCCACAAATCATGCCAAAAGATTTGGTAGTACACGATGCTGGGGATGATTTTGTTGAATACAGAGACCAAGACACTGGCGAGATTATTAAGAACAAAGGTAACAGCCAAGCTATTTTTGATGGGAGAATGATATGACCTTTACCCTTAGAGACTACCAAAAAGAAGCGATAGATGGGTTGTATAGCTACTGGGCAAGCAAGTCAGGGGATAATCCACTAATCGTTGCGCCTACAGGCTCTGGG